CGAGTACACCAGCTGCGTCCAGTCGCCCGAGATCAGCAGGCTCGAGCCCGCCACAACCGAACCGTTGCGCGGGAAGAGGATCGGCGAACCGTCGAGCTCGTAGCGGTTCTTGTCCTGCATCGAGCGGTTGAAGATCGGCTGGCCGTTGACGTCCCGGACGCCGCGCAGCATGCCGCGCATCGACATGTGCCCGACGTGGCCGGTGGCCATGAAGCCGTCGCCCTCGATCAGCATGAGCTGTCCGTCGACGCCCGCCGCCGTTTCGGACATGATCGCTTCGTAGAGATCGACGTAGGCCGCGGCCGAGATCACGTGCCCAGCGGCCGTGGCTCCCACCAGGAGCGAGGAAGGCCAGGAGGCTGGTGCGTTCGTGCCGTAGAAGACGGCCTGATCGATGGCCAGGCCCAGCGCCTCTTCCAGGCTCGGCTTGACCTCGCCCCAGATGTCGTAGTCGGCATCGTCCAGGACCGACTCGGGGATCGGGACGATCACCGCCAGCTCTTCGGCGGTGACGTAGATGTTCTCCCAGTTGACCTCGGAGGTCTGCTTCAGGCCCGTGTCGCCGGCGACGAAGTAAGCCGACGCCAGCGCCGATTGGACGGGCATGCGTTGCTGGTACCGGCTCATGTTGGGCAGCCGGCGCCCGAGCGAGAGCACGGCGCTCTTCTCGGGCAGGGTCTTCATGATCTCCGCGCTGACCTCTTCCGGGATCAGGGCGGCCGCATCGGTGCGGGAAATCACATTATCGAAGGGCATGTTTCACCTCAGGATCGGCCCGCCGATTGACGGATGAAAGCGTTCATGCCGCCGCTCGCGGGTGTATGGGCTCCGGTGCCGTCGCCGGCGTTGCCTCGTGGTGTGGGCTTCGCACTGGCGAAGAGCTCCGGGTACTTGGTCTTGAGCGTTTCGAAGTTCACGTTCCCTTTCTTGTCGAACATCTCGTCCTGTTCGGCGACGAGGTAGGCCAGCTTCAGGTTCGTCACGCCGGCGACGTGGGCCGCATCGTAGAAGTCGGCCCGGCGATCGGTCACGGCCAGCTTATCGGCCAGATCCGTCAGGCTTTTCTGCAGCTCAGGCGTCTTGGCCGCGCTCTTGGCCATCTCCCTGAGCTGACCCTCGAGGTCCTGACGAGAGCCGCGTTCCGAGTCGAGGGCTGACTTCAGTCCCTTCTCGTGCTCGGCGATCAGCGTCTTCACGTTCTCGGGCTGCGTCGCCAAGAAGGCATCGAAGGAAGCTTCCTCTTGCCCTCCGGCCTTGCCCTGCTCGCCTTCCGCCCCGGCTCCTGCACCTGCACCATTGCCACCTGCGCCGGCCTGGCCTCCCGCCTGACCGCCACCATCACCATCCGGAGCGAAGAACGGCATGAACCCGAATCTGGTCTTCATCGCGTCTCCATTCGGCATCCCGCCGAGGTGGGCATCCCGCCCTGAGATGTGGCGCCAGGCATCCCGCCCGGGCCACTGGTTTGCATCCGTCGTCAGCCTAGCATGCGGGGGGGCCGAAAAGTGACTTACGCGGGGAAGGGTCTAGCCTTGCAGATCGGCGAGCGTCGCCGTGTGGATCGAGGGCCCCCAGTCAGCCGAGTCGGAGTGGACGGCGAAGTCACTCAGGCCGACCTGGCCATCGGCGTAGAGCTGATAGGCCTCGTTGCCCATCATGGATCGCTGCTCGTCCTCGGGGAGTTCGGCAAACCGATCGGCGCCGGTCTGATACTCGATCTCCGGCAGGCCTTCGACGACAGGGATCATGCCGCAGCGATCGTTGGGGTGGATCTCGAGCGGCTCGTCGGCCGGGTAGACCTCTCCGTCCAGGGCGATGCAGGCGATGCACGCGTCGATGGCCGCGATCCGCTTGTAGGAGTTGACCAGGCCGCTCTCCTGGTACTGGCTCCTGGCCGCTTCCCGATAGGTTCGCAGCTGCTCGGTGCGGGCGATCGTCAGCATGCGGTCCAACCCCTGGGAGAGTCCGTCCCGCATCTCCCTGGCCACCTCGCGCGGGTTGCGCCCGAGGGCCGTCCCATCGACGAGGGCCTGGGTCAGCCCGTCGACCGCGTCCGGCCAGCTCCCCCTGAGCAGCGTATTGAGGGGAGTGCCGTCGCCGGCGAAGCCGATCATCTGCTCGATCGCATCGACGGGCAGGACATTGAAGTAGGATCCGACCCGGCCGCCGGCACCCAGGTACGACATGCGGATCGCCTCGGCCGCGTGCTCGATCCCCAGGTCGGCCAACTCCTCTTGCCTCCCGGTGATCAGCTTGCCGGCGTACGAGGAATACTGGCCGATCTGACTCTCGGCCTGGCTGAGAAGCGTCCGGTAGCGCTCGAGCTCGAAGAGCCGCCAAGCCTCGATCGACTTGCCGGCGTCGCGCATGCGTGCGAGCTCCTCGGCCAGCGCGGTCATCTGCGCTTCGAGGGCGCTCTCCACTCCGAGCCAGCGCCTGGCCATGTCGTCCATCTGGCCCTGCTCCTGCAGGAGGAGCTCGACCTTGTGCTGCAGGGCGAGGAGCACGACCGTCGGGGTGTCAGGCACGTGGATCCTCTCGAACTGGCTCCCTGTCTTCTCGCCCGTCGTAGGAGTTGTGGACGTAGATCAGCACGGCCCCATCGACGATGACCCGCGGGTCGCACATGCACTCGCCCGAGTCGGTGCTGTGCTCCAGCAGGTCGTTCGGTGGCACGACGTGGACGTCTTGGTCGCTCAACGGCGTACCCCTAGACCTTGGCGGGCTTGACGTAGATCCCGCGCTGCATGGCGCGCTGCGCGACGCCGCTGCCAACAATCCTCCAATGCCAGTGACCGCCAGCGTTCAGGTCGAGATGGAAGCTGTACTCGCCCTCGGAATCGCGCACGAGCTCCTGATCGACGCCATAGGTGTAGGTGCGTGTGCCACTGCGCGGAGAGCGAACCTTCAAGACCAGTGCAGAAGGATCCGCCGGCGCGCCCGTGGCCTTGTTGGTAAAGGACCAGCTGAGGTCTGTTGCATCACCTTCGATATAGAGCATGAAGCTATCCTCCCTCAACGACATCAACGGCCACAGGCACTTCCTCTGCGCAAGCAATCCCAGACATGGAGGCAGAGGTCTCGATTGCTACCGAAACAAATTGCCCATGTTCCATCTCACCCACGGTGCCGCCAATGATGATGGCGTCAACCAACTCGATCGCAGCCGCGGATTCGTAGATCCCCACGCCAGCGAAGAGAAGAGCGGCGAGACTGTCGGTGGCTTCCGCGGCTTCAGACACCGCCCTGGCGGAGACCAGGCTCGCCTGCTGGTGATCGTCTGCGGAGGCCAGCTCGACCTGGGTGGCAAGCGTCACGAGGGCCACACCGAGACTCTCCGTCGCGCTCGCCGGCTCACTGACGCCGTCATCGAACACTGCCCCGCCAGCTGTGGACTGCTGATCTGTGGCCGCCGCAGCCTCGGCGATCGTCGCAACAGCAAACCGGTTGGCGCTGGGCGCATCCGTGGCTGTCGCCGCCTCAATAAGCGAGGCCTGGCCGACGAGGGCCGCACTGGGTGCGTCCGCAACGTTGCCAGTTTCCGCCTGGCCGGCTGTGGCGATCTTGGAGGCAGCAGGCGTCTCGGTCGCTGTCGCGGCTTCGCTTGCGGCGGCCGCCCTGGCCTGTAGCGCGCTGGGAACATCTGAGGCAGGCGCGGGCTCTGTAATGCCAGCTGCCCGAGCCTGGACCGCGGCTGGAGAGTCGGCAGCATTCCCCGCCTCAGCTGCAGCAGCAGCAAAAGCGAAGGAGGCACTCTGCAGGTCGGTGGCCGGAGCGCTCTCCACGATGGCGGCCAGGGTGACCAGTGCTGCTACGGAGGCGTCGGTCGCGGCTGCCGCTTCGGTCCGGTCCACATGGTAGTCGGCGATCGCATCCTGGCTGGTGGTAGCTGATGCGGCCTCGGCGACGCTGTCGTTGAAGACGCCGCCCCCAGCAGGAGACTCCAGCGGGAGGTTGGGAATCTCGGGGTCCTGCTCGGTGAGCGTGACCTGCCAGAAGTTGCGCTGGTTCGTCTGGATCAGCCGGCCGTGCCGCCAGCGGAGGTTACGATCCTTCATGCCGCGGCGTAGGTGGCCGCGACCCGGCCGCAGTAGGTTGTGGCACCAGTCGCCGGCTTCATCAGCTCGAGGAAGGCCAGGCAGGCGTCGTCAAAGATGCGCGGCGCCTGGTCCATGTTGGTCAGCCAGTCGAAAGGCAGGGCCGAGTTGATCACCGGGAAGCACATGAAGCCGATAGGGTGGCCGATCATGTACCAGAGGACGCCCGTGGCGATCGCCGCCGAGTGCTGCATCTGCGTCAGGGCCTTCACCCCTGCATCGCCCGACGCCAGCGGGGCGAAGAATTGCTGCACCGGATGATCCAGCCGGTCTACGATGGCAGCCGAGTTGCCCGTCAGCGACGGAAGGGTCGAGGCCGCTCCCCCCTGGTCGGTGTAGGTGACGACGGTATGGTTGTGGGCCGTCGCCGCCAGCTGGGTGCCACCGACCTGGATGAAGAGGAAGTTGCCCCCGATGTAGTCGGGGTTGGCCGGCGTCTGCGACTGGTAGCGCGTCGGGACACCGGTGACCGCCTCGGTCGTGTTGGCGTTGACCGTCTTGTTGCAGCCGAAGAGCAGGTCGTAGAGCAGCAGGGTGTTGTTGATGACGCTGGCGCTGGCATCGGCCCCCACTAGGTGCCCGGTGCCGGCGGCCGGATTCACGTAGGGCAACCGGCCGACGGTGGCCGCCCCGAAGGCTGTGCCCCCTGGCGCGTTGCCCGGCGCCGCTCCGGAAGGCGGCTGCGGACCGGATCGCCAGAGACTGCTGCTGACACCCACGACGCCGGTCGAGCCGACCTTGTTGAAGACCATCGCCGGCGACTTGAGGCCCTGCGAGGCCTGCGCCAGTGCGTCGCCGACGCTGGTGAAGCCGGCCATCATCCGGAGCTGCTGTTGCATCCGGTAGCGGTGCAGCGCCCAGTCCAGACCGACGGCGAAGCGCCCCCGGCCGATGTGGCCGATGAAGTCCCCGCCGCGGGTGACCTGCACGCTGCCCGGCGTGTCGAGCAGGTGGATCGGCGGGCCATGCCAGCCCCGCATCGCCACGGCCAGGCGCTGGACTTCTTCGACGCCCAGCCAGCGCTCCAGCTGTGCAGCGTGGGTGGCAGGCTGCCGCATCACATTCATCGCAGGCTCCTTACATGCTCGCGGTGTACGTCACGTTCAGCGTGTCGGTGTTCACCACGATCTTGTCGCCACCGGTGAACAGTCCACCGGAGTACAGGATGCCGCTGGTGTTGTCGATGGTCGAGACCGCACCGGTGCCGTACACCAGGAAGCAGCCCTTGACGGTGCCGTCGCCTGTGAAGACGAAGGCCAGCGCCGCCGACAGAGCCTTCGCTCCGGCTGCGGCCGCCGACCAAGCGCACGTCTTGCGCGGGGCGGTGTAGGTTGGGGCGTTGGCAGCGCCTGCCTCGGTCCAGCCGGCGTGGGAGCCCATCGAGTCGCCGACCACTGGACCGGCGCCGTAGGACACCGAGGAGATCAGGCCCATGAACGGCCCGACGACGGTGTAGCCCGCCCCGGCGAGGAAGGTGTCCAGCGCCAGGTTCTTCCCGACCGTGGTGACGACATTCTCGATGGTGTCGCGCCACTTCAGCCGGCCGTCCTTGTCGAAGCACTCGACATCGAACCGTCCCTGTGCCCGTGCGGCCTCCTGCAGCCCCCCAGCGCGTACCAGCGCTGCATCGCTCGCGTGTTCCGCCTCTCCGCTCTCGCTCATCTGGTTCATGGTTGATCTCCTTGTTTGCCCTGATCGAAGGCTCGCTGTTGCTCCAGCAAGGCTTTCGCCAGACTCGCCTGCGAGGCCTTGCGTTCTTCCGCCTTGTCCGCCACCACCTGATCGATCTCCTCCTGCGTCTTGCCCTCCCAGCGTAGAGCCGTCACGAGAGGCACGCCCGAGTCGACGTTCGCCTTGCGGCTGGTGGCCTCGGTCACAGGCAGCACCGTCTCGGGCTTGGTGAACTGCGGCATGATCGAGATCAGGGGCACCTCCCTGGATCCGGAGAGCTTCAGCAGGAAGGCCGCCACCTCCCGCCAGGTGATGGCGAAACGATCGATGTGGTTCTGGACGCGCTTGTTGAGCGGGGCCTCCATCGCCATCAGCGCCTCGCCCGATGGGTCCCCGACCTGGCTCAACAGGTAGTGCTTCGGCGTCCGGCTGATGATCGCCGCGGCTGTCGCCAGGCTGTTGATCGCGCCGATGAAGTTGTCCAGCTCGGTGGCCTCGAACTCCCCGGCCTGGGAGCCCTGCCCGGTGCCATCACCGGCGGGAATGGCCCAGACTTCGTTGGGGGCGTTCCTCAACTTGGTGAGATCGCTATTGGAGATGACCCAACGCTGCTTGAACGCGCCGTATTCCGCCGCCACCATCATGTCCGAGAGCAGCTTGTTGATCCCGTTCTGCAGGGGGACCACGTTGGCCAGGTCGCCCTTGATCGTCCGCCGCTCCGGCCGGAAGTGGAAGACCGGGATCTCGCCGAAGGGGTTGACGGCCTCCGGGACCTCTGGCAGTGGTGTGAAGGCGTTGGCGCTGGCAGGGGCGTCGGTCTTGCCGCGGCTGATGTAATACTCGAGGCGGTCGGGGTAGTAGAGCGTCAGCCTTGTCTTGAGCTGCTCGTCCACCCACCACTTGGCGGCGAAGGACTTCTTGCGCGGGTTCTCGGGATCGTAGAACAGGTGGCAGAGACGCGGGTCATTGTAATAGACCTGCGGCAACGGGTCGTCGTCTTCCTTCCAGGCGATGAGGAAGGCCTCCCCCGTCACCAGGGCAGCCTCGTGGACGTCGTCGGCCTCCAGCCCGATCTGCAGCTGCTGGAAGATCTCGGTTAGCTTCTGGCCCGTCTCCTCGGCGCCAGCCACGGTGAAACCCCGCAGGTTGATCCGGTCGGTGGCGCAGTCGATCACCACCGAGCACCAGTTCTCGTTGAAGGTGCCATCGAGGTCCTTGAAGATGTCCTTCAGCCGCTTGCTCGTGTAGACCATCGGCTGCTTGCCGTCGTAGTATGCCCACAGATCGGTGTAGGCCTTCCGCTTGCCGCTCAGGGCCTTGTAGGCTCGCTGCAGATCGGTGATCTCTGTGGCCATGTGTCCTTATCCTTGGAAGCTGGTTGCCTGACGCTGGATCGATGTGGTGAGCTGGCCGTACGAGCCGCTGGCCGCGTCCATCTCGTCGTCGTGAGGCCAGTCCGGCTGCCGGTGCATGTGGTTCAGCCAGCGCTCGTTCCACGGCGCCAGGAGGATCTTCACGTTGCCGACCTCGGCCTGGGCGGCCAGGGGCTTCGCCCGGACGAACTTGTCCCCCTGCGCCCGGACGCCGCGAGCCTCGACGCCATCGACCATCATGGCCAGGCGCCGCGTCTCCCGGATCCCAGCCGAGCCGGGCTCGATCTCCCAGCAGACCATGTACCTGACGCCGGCCTGGGCGGCGGCCGCCATGTCCTGCCGGGTCGTGTTGACAAACACACGGTCCACCTCGGCCGGGCCCAGCTGCTCGGCCGTCGCATCGGCGATCGTGTAGGTGCCCTCGGTCTTGCGCATCTTGCAGCTCGCCGTGTAGTCAGGGTCGTCCTTGACCAGCTTCTTCTTCGTGCCGGCGAAGTCCCAGAAGCGGCACTCGACGCCTCCAGCAGGTAGGGCCCGCACGGTCTCGAACCAGGAACGGTCGAAGATCTTCCCGGCCGAAGGCCTGATCTTCCAGTTGCCCCCGAGCTTCGGGTCGCCCAGCAGTCGCTCGCGCTCGACCAGCGTCAGCGCCTTGAGATTGGCCAGGTAGGCGGGATCCTTCTCGAGCAGGATCTGGTTGTTGTAGATACTGGAGAGGATGAAGGTCAGCGACTTGGGCAACGAGTCGGGGTGCTGCTTGATGAGCTCGGCGGGCCGATCGGCCCAGAGCAGCTCCTCGTTGTCCGCCCGGATGAACCAGCGGATCCGGCCGCTCCGCTCGGGGATGGCGTAGCCGGTCTCCTGGTCGATCCACCAGGCAATGAGCGCGGCAACGAAGCTCTCCGGATCAGGGTTGACCGTCCCGCGAATGTAGGGGCGGACACCGCAGGTCGACCGATTGCGGCTGAGCATGTACCAAAACTGGCTCTCGGTGAAGTCCTCGAGCTGATCCCAGCCCATGAAGGGGATCTGCGCGCCCTTGAACCTGTACTTGTCCTTCTCGTGCTGCATGTGGGAGAAGGCAACCCGGGCCCCCGAGGGAAACTCCCAGGCCATATCCTTCTCGTTCGGCGTCCCCCCCAGAGAGGGGTAGAGCCGCATGCTCTCGTCCCACATCCCCCCCTCGCGGGTGATCTCGGGGTAGGTGCGCCGAAAGATGACGGCGCCGAACTCGCGGTTGTAGACGTGGCGCAGCGGTTCGAGCAGGAGCCCCCAGGTCTTTCCCCCGCCGGCCGCTCCGCCGAAGATGGCGATGTCGGCCGACGTCGTGAGGAAGTCGGTCTGCGGCCCCTGTTGCGGGCCGAGCGTCATGACCTCGAGGTCGGGGGCGTCAGTCTGCAGCATCTCGCTTCGCATCCCCGCGGCCGTTGTCAGGCATCAGGAAGATCACCTTGCCGTTCCCCAGGTCCAGTTTCTTGGGCTTGTCCAAACCCAGTAATTCGCAGCGCTTGACCACGCACTTGAGCACGACGGTCAGGAAGCGGGGATCCCCTGACTGCCCACGCCTCGTCCGGGTCTCCCGGTTCTGCAGCGCCGGCACCTCGAGCCCCTCTCTGCCGCGCCCCGTCTTGATCGTGACCGTGGCTGTCTCGGTGGAAACGGTCTCCTCGTCCTCTTGACTCCGCTCCCACGCGCTCCAGGCCCGGGTCTCGATCTGCCCGATCTTCGAGAGCTCCAGCGCAACCCACTCGTCGACGTTGTGCTTCTGCTCCTTGCGCCACTCGCCGATAACGGCCTCGACGTCGTCGAAGATCGTCTTGGTCGACTTGACGCCCACCTCGGCGGCGATCGCCCGGTAAGTCAACCCCCGAAGGAGAAGGGCCGCGACCTCCACCCGACGAACGGCGACGCGCGCCTTGCTCTGCGCGCGGACGTGCCCGACGTGGGCGGGCTTGCGGGGTTTCGGGGCCTCGCGTTTACTCATCCGGACCTACGGGGGAAAACGAAGATGGCTGGCATAGGGCCAGCCATCAGACTAGCATTCGGGATGGGCTAAAACTGACTTACGGCTCAGCCCTTCCCCTTATGCCGCATCCGCACCAAGCGAGTCCGCCGCCTCGCCCGAACGATGCCCACGAAGACATGCGGGGCCAGATCCACGCCCGTGGCGATCACTTCGCCGCCAACTCGCCAGACATCCTGCGAATACTTGCGCAGGTCGACCCGCCGGTAGACCTTCAGCCCGCCGCGCAGGCGAAGCACAACCAGATCGAGCAGGCCAACCAACAAGGCCCCGAAGATGATGTGGTCCCGTGTCACTCTGCCTCCCTGGCGTAGTGCCGAAGGCCGTTGCGCTCATTGAGGCAGTCACCGACCTCGACCATCTCCTGCGCCGGCGCCCCCTCAGGAACGATCTCGTGGAAAACGACAGCCGGCGACAGGATGAAACCGACCACGCGGAACAGTTTGCGGTCGTGCTTCCGCTCGGCGATGTCCCCAAGCCGCCATCGTGCAACCTGCTTCACAGCGCTCATGCTTTCGATGCTCATTCCGCCTCCCTCATGGCCAGCGCCTGCCAGACGTGCGTCTCAGGGTCGTCGTAGATGGGGATCACCCGGCTGATCTTGTAGAGGTATCGACGCGCGTTTTCCACGGTGAGGCCGGTCATCGCGGCAACCTCCCGTACCCGGAGCCCTTCTCCGTGAGCGAGCGCCCAGGTGATCTTCGCCACCCGCTCGATGGTTTCTTGCCCATTGGCCTTCGGCTCAGGCGCCGCTCGCTTCTTGGGCTTTCGGGGCCGATCAGCCATCCTTCCCCCGAACTTCTCCCGCGACGAGGATCACCATGTCCCGGTACAGCACGCCGCACGAACGGGGGTGGGCCCGCTGGGAGCCCCCACGCAAGGCCATCAGCTGAGCGTACTTCGTGGTCACAGACAGCCTCGGCCAGCTCCGCACCAAGCGGAGGTACTCAGGACGAGGCATCGGCCCCACGTTGTAGGCCGCTCGGGTCTCGGTCATCTCCCATTCCTTTCCCCAAACCCTCATGTACTCCGCCTGCGCCTACTGGCTTCGCTTCTGGGTGTCCCACGGTCGATGGGGAAAGAAGTCCGTCGAACTCCCCCGCATTCAGCGCCTTCAGCACGCACTTCAGGCATGGCCCGCCATTCGCCGCGCCTGGCTTGCCGCAACGCGGACAGGGCTTGCTCATGTCGATCTCGATCCTGGCCCCCGTCACGTCCCCTCCTCCCCCGGCGGCTCCGAGGCGGCCAAAATCTCCTCCTCGGCGGCCTCGATTGCCTCCGTTAGGTCAGGATGCAGGGCGCGCCATTCTTCGTCTGCCTGCGCCCGGAGATAGCCTCGCTCGTCCATAGCCAAACCAAGAACGGCCGCTAGGCGGATGAGCGCCTCCTCCCGCGCCTTCACCGCTTCCAACTCGGACAGCGCCAAGGCGAGGGCGGCGCGCAGGTTGACGATGCACTCGAATAGCCATGCCTTGTGGTGGTGATGGTCCGCGTCGTACTTCGCCAGAACTTCTTCCGGTGTCGGCTTCACGTCCCCTAATGTCGACCTCCAGTCCGGGAGCCAGCCATGCTTTCGGTAGTATTGCTGGCGCAGGACGGGGATCTCGGTCCAGCTCAATCCCCCACGTTGAGCCAACCTCTCCAGCGTCTGCTCTTCCCCAAACAGGTCGACGTAGACCCAGTAGATGCGCTCAGCCAGAGGCCAGGGAATGCTGGGGCCGTCCTGCATGGGAAACTGTCTCTCGCTCGTGGCCATCACCCGACCTTCTCGAACGAGAGAACCCACACCATGTCATTCGCGACGTCTGCCCTCGGATACATCTGCCGCCAGGCGGCCAGGAATGTCTCAGCCCCCGTGAAGCCTTCGCGCCGCGCGTCTTCCTCTGGGATCATTAGCAACGGCTCGCTCCGGATGGCCGTGATCTTGATGAGCCCCACGCGTGGCTTTCCGCGGCCAGGGCAGACGGAGTACGCCTTGCCTACCTCCCACAGCAGCCGGCCATTCCGCTTCACCCAGAAGACCGTTTGCCCTCGATGGCCGACGCTATCCTTGACGCTCGTCGGCCGGCGCGTCTGCGTCTTGCGCCCCTCCTGGATAGCCAGGATCATTTCAGGCTTGAATTGCACAGTGACGCTCCACTCTCACAATCCCCCCCGATCGCCAGGTGCTGCACCGGCACCGACGCACCGTAACACTCGAAGTGATAGACACCCGCCTCGCCCTTGCCGAACTTCGGGCCGCCGCCTCCCCATCCCGACGAGATGGGCGCGTATCCCCACCGGAACCGTTTCCCACATCCCGCGCACCGACTCCATGCCCAGCGATTGAAGGCCGACCACGCCTGGACTTGAAGCCTCCAATGGCGAACGTGCCAGCGGGGATGCCTCCACCACGGACGGGCCGTCAGCTTCTCGTGCCACTGCCACCAGACAAAGTCGACGGCGCGCCGGGTCGACTCGTCCATGCTCTTGTAGTCGTCCACAGCTGCGGCCACCCAGCCGTTCTCTTTGGTCTTGCGGTACCCCGACCAATCGCAGGAGTCGTCGTTCCCGTCCTTCTCGGGATCGACGTGCCAGATGATCACCTCGCCCAGAAGCGGCAGGAAGAACCGATGTGCAACCGTCAGTGGATCGTGCATGTCAATCCCCCCCGATCGTGATGTGCCCGACCAGCACGCGGATGTCGACCAGGACCTTCGCATCTCCCACCGCCACGGGGAAAGCCTCATTCGCCCGTAGCGTCAGCCGGTTCAGATTGCAGCGCGTCGCCTTCTTCTGGTACTTCTGCTGGTAATACGCGATGGCGCGGGTAATCTTCTCCTCGATCGGAGCCTTGCCGTCTTCGAGGAGCCAGAGCATCGAACGGCCGCGGAGACGAGCCTCGCTCACGACTCCCCCTCGAGCGCTTCCATGCCCGCGTCGAGCCTCGCATCAGGCGTCGTCTCCACCGCGCCCGGGAGAGGGACGGCAATCCCGTGTTTCAGATGCATGTGCAGCTTCAAGCCGCCCACTTTGAACGGCTTGCCACACTCCGGGCAGTTGGTCATCGGGCCGGGCTTCCGCTCGTACTTCTTGCGCTCCGGCTTCGTGCTCGCCGGCGCTGCGCCGAGCAGGCCTCGCACGCCACCCTCCTGGCCATCCAGGAGGGTCGAGCCGATCAGCTTGCCGCTCTGCGGATCTACGCCGCCGCCCCGCAGCATGTCGGCCACGTCCTCCTGCAGCTTGCGCGCATCGCGCACGAACGAGACCGCGTCGCTGATCGGCAGCACCACCGCCACCGCCACGACGTCTCGCTTGAGATAGATCTGCGTACCACCCATCGCTCTATTCCTCCTCATCCGTTTCTGTCGTGTCTGTGGAAACAGTCTTGGGCTCCAGCGCCTGGGCCCGCTTCAGCCAGTCCGCCGGCAGCCGCACGCCCAGGCTGGTGGCCACGCCCTGCAGGTGCTTGGCGGTGGCAGCCGGGCCCTTCCTCCGGACGTCGTGCCCGGTGAGTTCCTCCTGCAGCAGGTCGAAGACGATCAACCCGCGCAGCGTCGCACAGCGAGCGGCCTTCTTCGCCGGCAGCTGCTTCTTCCAGGCGGCGTTGAACCTCCGCCCTGTCGCCTCCGCCAGGACCTCGAGGATGCCCGGGCTGTCCAAGCCTTTGAGCAGCGGGGCGAAGAGCGGTGTCGCCTCGCGCTCGAGGAACTGCTCGGAGGCTTCCACCCGCTTCTGCTGTTCCCGGCGCTTGCGCTCCTCCGCCGCGTAGTCGTAGTGCTGGCCAGCGCCCGCCTGCTTGTTCCGCCTCTTCTCGGCCGCCTTCGCCTGCTCGGCCGGCTTGCCGACCCGCACCAGTTCGACGACGTAGGACTTCGTACCCGAGTGCGGCTCGTAGTCAGGCGTTGTGCCCTTGAGGCGGAGGCTCTTGTCTTTGGCCTCGAGCATCTTCTGCCAGGCGGGGTCGATAGCTCGGCGATTGTCCGCCGACCAGTGGTGAGGGGCCTTGACCAAGGCCTTGCCGTCCTCGGCCGAGTCGTAGACGGGGATCCCGAGCTTGCGCGACACACGAGCCGTCTCGGCCGAGATCCAGGCCTTGCGCTTCTGCTCCCAGCAAGCCTTGATCCCGCAGTAGTGCGCGCCGTCCAGCACCTGGTGGAACTCGCACGAGCTGCAGGGAGGAGGCGCGACGAACTGGCGGATCCAGAGGGCGACATCCTCCTCGATCCCCCACAGCTGCACGACGCCGGCGACGTCGGTGCCTACAGCGAGGGCGAGCATGATCTCGTCGAGGGCCTTGAGGTCGTAACCCTTCCAGCCCTTCGCCTCGAGGATCTTGGCCATTGCCGCCGGCGTCGGAGCCACTACACCGCCCTTCCAGGTCAGCGGCCAGAGGCCTGTACCCGCACGGCCCTTCCCGTCGTCCTCCTCGCCCTCCTCGGCATGGCGGCCGTAATAGCGGTTCTCGGCCATGTGAAAGGCCGTCTCGTTGAGGACGTCAGCCACGCGCTCGAAGATCGCCTCAGGAGTCTCGACCTTGTCTTTCACCAGGTCGGAGGCCACCTTCTCGATCCGCTCGGGAGCGATGCGACTCAACGCCAGGAGCCGGCGAGCTGCTCCCTCCTGGATCTCGCCGGCCTGGATCATCACCTGCACCGGCGCCGGCAGCTCGAGCAGCCGCATCTTGTTGCGCACCGCCGAGCCCGAGAGACCGAACAGCTCGCCGATCTCGTCCGACGTCTTACCGAAGGTGTCCCGGTAGGTGGCCATCGCCCGGGCTTCCTCGATCGGCGTCAGGTCACGGCGATCGAGATTCTCCCGGACGGCCAGCTCGAACATCTCGAGGTCGCTCAGCTCGCGGACGTCGACCGACATCTCGGTGTAGACGCGGCCATCAGGCGCCTCGGCTGCCAGCGCCTTGAAGGCCGCCAACCTCGTGTGGCCGAAGGCCAGCTCGATGCTGCCCCCTTCGTGCGGCCGCCCCACCGGGATCTGCAGCAGCCCGACCTGCGCGATCGACTCGGCCAGGCGGGCGACGTCGGCGGGATCTTCCGCCTGGCGGGTCTGGAACCTGTTGGGATGGATCTGGTCCAGCGGGAAACGCTTGGTGGTCATGTTTCCTCGACCTCAATTCCGTGGATGGCCAGCATCAGCTTGGCTTTGAGCTTGTAGACCTCTGTCCTCATGCCCTTCACGTCCTCGACGACGATCGCACCCCGCGGCACGTCGAAGTACTGGAAGTCCGCGAGGTACGAGCAGATGTGGACGCTGCCTACGTCCAACCGGAACTTGGGCTGCGTCTCGAGGTCACGGATCAGCCCGGCCGCCTGAAGCGCCAGGAGGTCCATGTACCGGCGGGCCTCCTTCTTGCTGTGGAAGGATCGGCCGTTGATCGAGGTCGGGATGTTGCCGTACTTCACTCGTCCCCCCGCGGTTGGGCGCGCAGCTGCACCGCCAACTCCCTCACGGCCTGCTTCGTCTCTGGGGTTCGATGCGCTCCCGGCAGCGGGGCGGGCCGCACCCCCTGGCAGTGGGGACATGGGTAGGCGGCCGTCCTCTCGATGACGTACCAGCCCGCGCCGTTCCGCTCGCTCGCCTCAACCCAAGTGGACGGCCTGATGTTCGTGATCGGCGTCTTTGTCGGGCCTGCCCCCAGGAAGGAGACGTACAGCAGCCCCTCGCCGGCGCAGTTGCGACAGGCGTCAGCCTCCTTGCCCTCGACTATCCGATGCACGACGAGCTTCCCCGCGCGCTCGTGTTGCGTCACCTCGATCTTTGCCGCCGGCGGAAGGTAGGGAGAGATGTATGGCATTCAGGCCCTCTGGTTCGGTGGAACGAAGTCCGGGATCGGTGCCGGGCGCAGCTGGGCGTAGCGCGCCCGGGCCGACTTCAGGATGCTGTTGGGATCGGAGATCGTGAGGCGGCTGTTCCGCATCTCCCTCACCGTCTCCGAGATCAGGCGTTTGCTCTTTTCCACATCCCACTCGCACAGCTCGGCAATCTCTCGAAGAGGCTCCCACCACAATCGGCCGGCGGCCTTTCGCTGCGATGCCGTGATAGCCCTCGGGACGGGAAGCTTTGTCACCACAGAGAAGTGCGCTTCCAGAGCCTTCCGCAGCGGGTCGTGGGGCGACACGCGGCCGTCAGGCCGCGAATCCTTCTCCTTCTCTTGCTCCTTCTCTTTCTCCTTCTCGGAGGGCAATCGCGGATACGGTATAGACACCCCATCCGCGGGGTGAGCGGCCACATCTGGGGGCGTTGTGTCGCCAGCCACATAGCGCCTCTTGAGCGCGCAATCGGGGATCGCGGCTAGCTCCTTGGCGATCCGGATCTGCACCTTCTCGCTGGCCGTCTCGTTGTATTTCCGGAGGTTCGGCACCCAGACATAGGGCGCCTCATAGAACGCCTTGCCTGCCAGAGAGAAACGATGCAGCGCCAATGTGATCGCGTCCGTCCTCAGCCCAGTCTCGAATGCCATCGTCTTCAACGACAGCTCGTACAAACCACAGAGGGCGGCGCGCTCATTGCTGAAGAGATAGATGAACAGCAGCTTCTCCTCCGGCAGCAGGTCCTGGAACCAGGGATCGTCCCAGATGCGGGTGTGGATCTGGCGAAACGTGCCGGCCATCGCAGAGCTCACGCCGCCTCCGCGTTCGCGATCGAGAGCGCCAGCACGCGCCGCTGCTCCGCCGGCCGGTCCCGCACTTCATTCGGCGCCCACACGAGGCAGCGCATGGGCTTGACCTCGGTGTGCGTGAAGACCTTCTCGCCCTCGGCCGAACGCGCCCAGTGGTACTCGATCCGCACTGTCTCCAACACGCCGACGCAATCGGAGAGGGGCCGGTAGGTCGTCATCACAACAGTCGTCCTTCCATCGTGCGCGCCTGCTCGAGACTTCGAAGCAAGCGCCGTCGGTTCTCCACCTTGGCGCTCGTCGCCTGCATCCTCGACAAGTCCTCGGCCTGCGCCGCCTCGATCTCGGCTTCGGTCGTCCCAAAGAAGTACCCAGCATCCTCCGAGGACGAGCAAATCCACGCGCCATCTGGATGATCGGACCGCAGCCTCTGTAGAGCCTTCCTTACCTGGCGATCGGCGCGATCGTCCGAGAGACCCGCCAGGAAGCCACACGTCTTCATCCGGTACACCAGGTCGGCGCGCGTGAACCTCTTGCCGGGATAGGCGCGGAGGTGGGTCAAGATCGTGGCCTCCAAAGACTCACCCGGCATGGCTCACCCGGTTGTGGGAAGAACATCCGTGCGGCATGGGGATAGGCTAAGGACGACCGCCGTCCACCTTGACCTTGCGGCTCGGTTGTTCGGGCTCGTACTTCCCATTGCGGATCTCCGCCATCAGCCGATGCTTATCCCCCAGGCGTGCCTCGATCACGAGAAGGGCATCCCTCAGCTCCAGCAGCGCGTCCGTGTCGATGGCCGAGAGGTCATCGAGCCCAGCGCGCAGCCGGTACGGCATGTGTTTGTCCCGCTCGATGTCGAGGAGGCCTTGGTGAAGACGTCCCGCCAGGTACGCCATGACCAGTCCGAGGAGAACGAGGAAAGCGACCAAGGCTTCAGTCACTGGAACACCCCCGATAGGCTCAGCCACAGGAGCACTGAGACAGCAACAACGGCGATGGCCATCCAAAAGAGCGCAGCGGCCATCTGGCTCGGCTTCAGTCTTCTTGGCATCTTTCCCTCCGGCAAATCTGTGACAGGACCCGAAATCGGCCCGATCATTTCCCTGTGCCTCCCTTTCCCGACCGGCTCCGCCAGCGCCTCGGGAGTTGCTGAACGAAACGGAGCCGGCCGGGTGGGGCGACGCTGCCGCCCCGAAGGAGGAGAAGAGATGAGCCGTTCGCCCATCCCGCTCTACTGCCCGACCGGCCGGAGGGAGTGCGGCTTGAGGAAGCCGGGCAGTAGAGCGCGAGGGACGAATGCTTGAGCAAGTCGATCGCTTCTTGGCAGAGCAGGGAAGAAGATGGACGCCGGCAACGATTGAGCGTTACCGGTGGTACTTGCTGAACCTGGCGAAGTGGCTAGAGACTCAGGGGATCAACGTGGCCGAGAGGGCGGATCTCGTCAGGTGGGTCGACGCCCGTGGGATGAGGTGGGGATCGTCGGCCCAGTACACGGCCATGATCGCGTGCCGGGGTTTCTATCGCTGGCTTCTCGGAAGGGAGAAGTCACCCGCCGAGAAACTCCCTCTGCCAAAGCGGGCCTACCGACCCCAGCGGGTCCTCGACGAGGCCAAGGTGATGCGTGTCCTGGGCTCCCTGGACACCTCAACCGAGAAGGGACGCCGAGATACCGCTGTGATTCTCCTGATGCTGGATAGCGGCCTTCGGGCCTCGGAGGTGTGTCGGCTGCGCGTCGAGCACCTGGACCTGGCCGACCGCCACTTTACCGTGAGGGTGAAAGGCGGCCGTTGGGCTGAGGGCGTGTTCTGCGCCTACACCTCATCCTGCCTGGCGGAGTGGATCATGGACCGCGGGAGGATCGCCCACAGAGACTGCGCCGAGGTGTTCTGCTCGATCGGGGGACTGACACCTGGCACGAGGATGACCGTCAGCGGACTGAGGTGCATCTTCCGCCAGGTCGGAGCCAAGGCCGGGTTCCACTTCTCGCCCCATGACATGCGGCGGACGTTCGCGACGCTGGCCCTCAAGGGCGGCGCCAGCTCGAGACTCGTCCAGGTCGCCGGCCGCTGGAGTTCGCTCGCCCAGGTGGAACACTACTCGGCCAGCCTGACCGCAGCCGACTTCGACCCCTACTCCCCGGTCGCGAAAGTCATGGGGTTACGGGTCGATCAGGCGCGCAGCCGGGAATGAACCGCTAGGTTCCAGGTTCGAGTCCTGGCCGAGGAGCTGAGGCCATGAACCGGAAACTGCTCTGCATCGATTGGTAAGGTGCGTGCCCGGGATCTGTGACACCGGGCAGAACAGGTCTAGACTACGAACACGACAAGGAGGCCTACACCATGAAGGCAATATCTGGGGCCATGAAGATGATTGCGGCCTTCGGTGCAGTTAGCGCGCTGGCTGGCTCGGGCGTGGCAGCGCTTATCGACCCCGCCTACGCCACTTGGCTGGCCGTTCTTGCTGTGTTCTTCGTGCTTGCGATCAGGGAGCTCTGACGGCATGACCTAGCCTCCCTCGGCTAGTCTTGCTCCCGGCCATCGCCCTCAGAAGTGAGGACCGGGATCGGTCGTCTACTCGAGAGAGTAGCGCCGGACCTGCGCCTGGCAATCGCCCTAGCGGGTGATTTGCCGGGCGCAACGTCGTCCCCTGGCTACTCTCCCTCCTCCCAAACCCACAGATCGCCCACGTCAACCCCGAAGCCGCGGCTGAGACGTTCAAGAACGTCCAGCCCGACGGCGTGAGTCGTCATGTCTTCACGGGCGAGTCTGTAGGCCGTGGCCGGCGGGATCAGGAACTCGGGCCGCTGGATCAGGTCCAGCACCGTCAGCCCTCGCGCCTTGAGCAGCTCCGGGACGCGCAACTTGCGGCGCGGCCTGGTCACCTGCTCCTCCTGGGGTAGTTCGGCCACTGCACTCACGCTCCAAATCATACCCCCGGTTTGCTGGCGTGTCAAGTTTGCTTGCAGATTGCCTATTGCATTCTATTGCAAACATGATAATATGTCACTGAGAGACAAGTCCACCCCCGCGAGCGATAGAACGGCTGTTCTGCGGGGCGCAAGATAAGAGGGAGAAGCGATGAACGAGAAGGCGACCTACCACATGGCAATCGGGGCAGCGGTGGCCTTTGCGATCGCGGCCATCTTCGTGGCTGGAGGGATAGGCGGAGCCGTTCTGGCCACCAAGATGGGCGCCCAGCCAGATGGCGCCCCCATCGCCGCCCCCTTCACCGACGTCCAGGGCCACTGGGCCGAGGGCTTCATCGAGGAGATCCGCCTCGCTGGTCTGACGGCGGGCTGCTCCGCCGATCCCTCGATGTTTTGCCCGGACCGCCCGCTCACCCGAGCCGAGGCCGCCGTGTTCATGGCGCGGCTCCTGGAGTGGCAGCGATGAAGCACCCAGCGAAGATGGCGAAGCTCGGGCGGGATCTGAACAGCACGATGGCCATGATGGCCCTGGGGGATCGTCTTGAGGGCGGCCAGGTCGAGATCACATGCTGGTCCTGCCGCGAGACGAAGCCCGTGAACGCCCTCGATCGCTACCAGGGGCGCAGCCACTGCTACGACTGCCGCCCGGCGCACCCGGCGGAGCGCGGACTGTGAAGGTGCCGATCGTGAGAACACCGACGCACAAGCGGCTGTATTACCAGGGCTTCACGTCCGACCTGTCGGACGACGACATCGTGGCGCACTTCACGGCGCGCTTCGGGTCGGCGCCGAAGGAGATCGTGCGCAGCGGCAACGCTGGCTCGATCGTGCTGGCCGGGCCGGTAGCTGCTGGCAACGGTCGCCACAGTGAGAAGGAGCGGCGCCATGAACGCTGAGGCGCTGGCGCAGGTGCGGCGGCTGCAGGAGGCGGCGCGCAACGCCTACCACTCATGGAGCAAGCTGACCGCCTCGAAAGTCCGCAGAGACAATCCCTCCTTGGCCATTCAGATGCGGCAGCTCGAAGCCGCGGCCGAGGAGATCGACCTGTTCCTGCCGGAGCAGGCCGATCCGTTGCTTGTGGCCAGCGCGGCGGATGTACAGCGCCAGGCCCAGGCCGAGAGCGCAGAGCAAGAGGCGCAGTGGGCGGCCGAGGATAGCGCTCACATGCCCGACGTGGAGTGGGTAGAGCCCCGCCCGGACATGGGCGAGCCCGGCGGCTACCAGCCGGTCGAGACTGTAACCGACGACGAAATTCCATTCTGAGGAGGAGATCATGACCGAGCAAGAGAAGGGGCTACAGCCCACCACGAACGAATCCAGAGTCGCCCCCTGGGGACAGCGCGCCGAGATCCGTGAGATTGCCCAGCGCATCCAACTGATGGCGCCGGGCGCCAAGCGGCTGAACGAGAACGAGGCACTCGCCCTCGCCCAGGGCGCAGTGGCACACGGCCTCGATCCATTCAACGGCGAGATCTGGTTCATCCCTGGCTCCGGCCTGATGGCGGGCATCAAGGGACTTCGCAAGGCGGCGCGCCAGCAGATCCAGGGCAACTTCTGGACCGAGTTCGAGGAGATCAAGAACCCGGACGATCGGCACTCCATGATGATCCCGGACGAGGCCCTCGCCTTCCGGTGCATCCTCCGGGACAGCAACACCATCCGCGCCTACTCCGAGGCCTGGGCCGAGCTTACGTCGAAGGGTGTGCCCGTCGATATGGTTCCCAAGATCATCGGAGCGCGGCCGTACATCGAGGGTGTCGGCTATGTGAAGCGAGGCGAGAGCACGAAGATGAGTCCCGTCCAGGTCGCCATGAAGCGGGCCGAGGCCGATGCGCTCAAGCGCCGCTTCGACCTCCCCTTCGCCGTCCCGTCAGAACCCGGCGACGACCCGGTTGAGGGAGATTGGTCGGAGCTCACCGGCTCTCCCGAGGGCGCCCCGCTGCCGCCGGCGCCTTCGGAGCCGACACCGATCACCAACGGAACCACCACCACACCCACCAACGGGACCCAAGCGAAGTCAGGGGTCGTCACCGCCTTCTGGGCCGAGGTCAAGCACCAGGGCCTCAGCACGGACGAGGGCAAGCGGGCGCTCCAGGAATGCAACGGCGACTTCGAAGAGGCCCTGCGGCGGATGCAGAAGGGAGGCTAGAGCATGAACGGGGGACCGTCAGGAGTATCGTTGGCCACCCCTGGACAAGCCCAGGACGCGATTACGGGGGACCTGCGGGGAAACTTGCAGGCCCCCCGGCGCTGGCTGTTAGAGCTGCATGAGGGCGGAATGACCTGGCGCAAAATCGCCGACTACTTCGGGGAGAAGCGGCACCAGGAACTGTGGCGGTTTGCCATGCTGGGCCGGCCCCCGAAGCGTCATGCTCTGCGCGTGCTTCTCGGCCTCGCGCAGCGCCGGCCTCGCAAGCCTCGGGTGTGCCCGAAGTGCGGCGAGCCGATCGGGTAGGCCACCAAAGAAGTTGGTCGTATCACCAGGTGAACCCGCGCTTCTTCAGCGCCACGCGGAATTGCTCGGCGTAGTAATCCATCACCATGTGGTCCAGGATCAGCAGGTGCGCCCGGATGAAGGCCGGCCCGTGGTCCCGATGTTCAAGACCGGGAACGTAGGTGGGGACGTGGCCCAACTCGTGGATCATCACGCCCTCGCATAGCCTCCCCAGCGTCTCGTCGATATAGAACTTTCCCCGCTGTCGGTGGGTGCCGCAGACCTGCACTCGGCGGACGTAGCGGACCTCTACCTCGAACTCCCCGAATGTCTCGCGGTACCACTTCCTTCCCACAATGTGATTAGCATATAGCTGGGCGTCCTCAACGCAGGGGAAGGCGCCCATGAGATCCACGCGCGCCTCGACCTCGGCGTTGTAGTACTGGTTGTCTACCTTGCGAAAGGTCACTTGGCCGGCCAGTAGTACGTCGCGTTCGCCCGGCGCCCCTTCAGCCACTCCCCGCTCTTGACCTTCTTGGCTAGCCACTTGTTCAGGGGGCTCTTGGGAATCTGAGGGAACTCGGCCAGCAGCCCCTCGAAGGTCTTGGCTCCCTCGGGGATCTCGTGGTACTGCGCCGCCAGGGCCGCGACCTCATCGAAGATCTGCTCCTCGAGACTGGGCTTGCTCTTGGCCATCAGTCCAACTCCGTGTGGGTCGGCATACGATCGGGATGCGCGTCGTCGTATCGCTTCCATGCCTGGCTGGGGAGGGTCAAGCCGTAGGGCGGGCTCCTTCTGGCCTCGCGCTCCCACTTCAACCAGTTGCGGGTCCCGATGACGGAGAAGCCGATCTGCATGGGGATGAGGCCCCACGCCGCTGCGATGGGGATGTAGAGCCACCACATAGCAATCGCCGCCATGTTCATTCGCTGGCCCCAGACGCTCTTGTTGCCGACCATCCATGCACCCGTCAGGGTGACGACAGACATCAGCAGTTCGAAGATTCGGACGCCGTTCAACTGAACACCTCCCGGCGAAACACTTGGATCGTGTGGGCGCCGGTGCCCTTGCAGAGGTAGACCCGCTTGAGGTTGGGCAGCGCCAAGATCGGCTCGAGCGCGTCCTCGATAATGGCGAACTGGTCCTCTAGCCTCGGCGTAACTAGCATCCCATCGCGCAGGATCGTCCCCTGGATAAGATCGCCCAGGAGGAAGAGAACGATGTCGTCGCCGGCGGCCAGCTTCTTGACGTACTCGATGTCGCTCAAGTAGTGCTTCCAGATGACCTTCTGGAAGGCCGTCGCCTTGGGGATGAAGCAGTCTTCCTTCTCGTCCATCGCCTCGAGCTCTATGCCGGGTCTCATCAGGCCGAAGCGGTATCCACCGTGCGGGTCCGTGATCGGCCACGCGATCGTTCGCCTGGGTTTGCTCATGAGATTGGGGGGAGCAGGGGCCGCGTATACATTTTGGCGCCGGATGCGCCTCTTTTGCATACGCGGCCCCGCGCCTGTCCCTCGAAAGGGACAGGGGAGCTCCCTACGCCTTCGCTGGCGTCGGCACCTTCGGCCGGGTGGCCAGCAGTTTCTCTTCCCGCTGATAGACGAAGGCCTTCTGCGTGCCGATGTAGGCCAGCGCCATTTGGACGATCAGCGTGAAGATGGGGCCGAGCAGCTCGATGATGTCGCTTCGTCCGAGCAGGTATCTGGCGCCGAGCGCCAAGCCGACCGAGACGGCGATGGTGATCACTCCCTTCGCCCAGCCGGGGACCTTCATCCCCCAGCCGGGGACCTTCTCGAACAGGAACGAGACGCCGTAGCCGACGATGTACACGGCGCCCAGGCCGGCGAGCCAGGTCAGGACGGCCACCAGGTCGGTGGGATCCGTCGGCTGCAGCGACCGAGCGGCGACGAGGAACAGCGACAGGAAGACGAGGACGATCAGCGGAAACAGGCGAAAGGTCTTCATTCGATTCTCCTTACGGGAAGATGGGGAGGGGCACGCCGAGCAGCCCTCCGATGACGGCTAGGTCGTTGTGCCGGATGGCGATCAAGACAAGGAGACCTCCTACGACGACGGCGGTGAGTGCCCAAAGATGGACCTGATTCCGGCGGCTGGTGTTCAGCCCGCGGATGGTGGCGCGATAGGTGCTACGGACCGCCCCCATGATGAGGCGCGGCGTGACTTCGTCCGGGACAGGGCCGCCGTTGTCGAGAACGTCCTGCAGCACCTCCATCAGGGGATCATCCTCGGGGTCGTCCTGACGCGGGATGTTCTGGAAGAGATCGTTCACGGGTGCAGGCCTCCGGGTAGGTGTAGGGCTTCGAGCGCGGTCACGCGCTCCTCAAGGGTCAGCGGCGCCGGCGCCGGGGATGGGGGTGGTGCGGGGGCGAACCCCGGCATGGACTTGAGCGCGGCCCAGATCGTCGGGGAGAGCTTCAGCGCCGCGTCCAGCACCCACCAGCTGATCCCCTTCAGCCCAATCTCGTGTACCTCGTGGTCAAAGGCGATCATGGCCTCCGGCGATGCCACGCCCATGTCCCCGTTGTAGGCCCGCCCGACCGGGTAGATTGGCTTCTGGGTGATGGACCGCCACTGGTGCATCGTCTCATTGAGCAGCGCCAGGGCGTTCGCCACATGGTTGGCCGCCGACTTCTTCGGGTCGGCCGGCCAGTAGCACATCGGCATTCCGGCGTCGCACCAGGCCATCATCGCCTTGTGCAGCTCCACGTTGTGCCAGGTCCCGCCACCGTAAGACCTGAACATCGCGAAGCCGCAGAAGATCGCCGGCGTTGTGGGGCACCCGCTGCGGAAGATCGCGCCCAAGGTCCGAGCCCGGCCAGGAGAGTCAGACTGTCCCTCGAAGCGCCCCTCGACGTCGAAGACGTAGCCGTCCAGCTTGAGGAGGGCGATGGTCTGCGAGATGGCGATGTGCGCCTCGCCCGGGATGTCGACCCCGTAGCAGAAGCCGTAGCCGAAGACCTTGAGCCCTCGCGCCTGGAGGACCCGCACCGTTTCCCGGGAAACGGCCTCGACCCACTTCGGCTTGATGAAAGAGCCGACGTTGGTGACGTGCTTCTTCGCCCCGTCGGCCACCTTCAGGATGACCTGGTCGAAGCCGCCCTCGATCAGCTTGTCGGCGATCGCCGAGGGGTTGCCGCCGCAGACCAGGGGCGTGTTCCAGAGGAAGGTCGACTTGCCAATGTCGATATTCATGAGACCTCCGCCAGCTCTACCAGGGCCTCGAGCAGTTCCGAGAGTTCCGCCGGCCCGAGTTGGTCCAGCTTCATCCCCCTGACCGCCTCAATCTGCTCCCGCGCCAACCGTTTCCGCAGAAGCACCGGATGCTCAGGGACGGGGTCGTGGGCGTCGATCATGGCCTGCACCGCCCCCAGATCCGTCCCGTCCGGGAAGCGGAGCTCGTTCCCTGTGAGGCTGAAGAGGGCCAGCGGCTCAGGCCGGCCTACGTCGGGCAGGATCTGCTCGCCGATCCACTCGGGGAACGCGGCGAGGAGCTCGTCCATGAGCGTTTCCATCCGGAAGGGCTTGTCGATCGACAGGAGCTGCATGCTTTCACCTGAACCGGAACGCGCCGAAGTCGAAGAAGGTCAGATTGAGAGGTGCCCCCGAGTTCTGATAGACCTGGCAGTGGTAGTAGGTCGAGGCGATGATCTGCCTGCGCCAGTGGATCCCGTCGAAGGAAGTCACGTCCCCGCTAATCGCCGCCGTCAAGCGCGTCACGGAAGATCCGTCGCTGGCCAACCAGCGAAGACCCCGCCGGCCCGTGGCATTGGAGGCGAACTCCACCTCCATCGTGAAGAGCAGGATGTGCTCGGCCGGGATGAGCGTCGCCTTGATCTTGTCGATGTTGTCGCCTAGGGCATGGCCATCCTCGATCGGCAGGCCCAGCGACCAGGTCCCTCCGGATGCGAAATCGAAGTCGACTTCGGTCCAGGCGTTGTCCGGGATGCTCTGAGGTGCGGCAGAGATAAGCAACGCTGCGGCATCGGCAGCCGAGAACTGCACGCCTTCGAAATAGCCGGAGCGGGCCTCTAGCGACCGGATCCGCTCGGCCATCTGACGCAGAGCATCGTTGACGGGATCCTGGAGCATTGCTCACCCGACCTCGGCGAACTCGAGCTCGATGCGCTCGCCGCCTTCAGCGAACGCCCCGGTCATGCCCACGATCTTCAGATGGGTAGCAACGTCCTGGAAGTCCGCCGTCACCTTGTCGCCCCAGGTGTAGTGCTTCCCGTAGAGCTGCTGGGGCTGCTGCAGCACCTTGAAGCTGAACTCCTTCCGGATCTTGGCCTGGGCCAGGGCGGCACTCCCAATCAGCGGGAGGGAAGCGACGTCTCCCTCCCGGACGGCGTTCCTGGACTCCTCGCACAGGTTCCACGGCGAGTCGTCCTGAAGAGAGGCGTCGTCGCTCACCGTGATCTGGCGGATGGAGCCCTGGCCCTGTCCCAAGATGAAGTAGCGGTTGACCTCGTCCGTCCGGTTGAGCGAGTAGACGACGTCGACCATCGTCTCGTTCTCGATCGAGAAGATGACCGGCGTGTTGCCGACTCCGTTCCGAGCGGTAAACGTGTCCAGGCCCAGGGTCGACCGGTCTGTACCCCGCTGGCCGACATAGGTGCGGAACTCGAACAGGCCGGCGCCGGTACCCACAATGTCGAAGTCCAGGCCGGTGGCTGCAGCGATCTCCTGCAGAACTTTGGGGAGCTTCTCGTAAGAGCGATCGCCGGTCCAGGTCGAACCGAGCGCGAGGTCCGTCTGGACGGACAGCCCCGTCATCACGCCGGCGCTCATGCGGCCATTGCCGAGGGTGGCCAGGGAACCCAGGTTCTCCTTGACGTAGGCCTTCATTGCCGTCTCGGCTGGGCCGGACTTGGCCGCCCCCACCGACCCCTGGCTGTAGGCGATCACCCGCCGGCGAAGGAAGTCGGTGTAACTCTGGCCATTGGCGCTGAACGTCTTGGCATCCCCTTGGGGGACCTTGCTAACCGGGGCCCGGACCACGCCCTCGAACTCTGGATACCAGTCCAGATCCCAGAGCTGATGGCGCCGCCAGATCTCTACCTGGGCATCGGCAACGAAGAGGGGGATGCGCGGATCGTCGCCTCGCAGCACGAGCTCGAAGGCCGAGATGCCATTCACCTTGTGGGAATACTTCAGAGAGAGGAAGCCGCCGGTGTCCTCGAAGACGGCCGTGACCAGGCCGTCTGTACCCTTCAGGCGTACCTGGTAGTGGGTGGCCACCTCAGTCGGTGATCCCGCCCAGCCGCGGGCAGTCGCTGGCGTAGCCCAAAGGACTCCCGCTGGGGTTGCCGTGGTTCCCGTTGCCGGACATGTCGTTCAGGTAATTCGTGGCCGCCACCAGCGCTGCACCGTCGAAGTGCGCAATGGCGCGAGCACCATCCATCGGCAGCCACAGCACCTCGCCCCCGAGCGGGCCGCGGTAGCCAGAGGCGAGGATGAGGGCCTCTTGGGGGGTGAGGATGCGATTGAAAAGGCGCACGTCCTCCATCTGTCCATCGACTGTTTGGGAGGCGGCGGCCACAAGGAATCTGCCAATCTCGACATTGGAGGCGGCGCCAGAGCTTCTTGCGGCGCCCGTTGGGGCGACGCTCTCGGTCACAGCCTTGGATACTCCATCGACGTACATCACAGGATCGTTTGCCGCGGCGTCGGCGTTGTAGTTAATGACGACGTGCCACCACGTCCCGTTGGGCGGGGTGTCGGTTTCAGGGAGATACCAATCGCCATCGCTGCTGGCCCAACAAACCCGCAGGCGGAGAGAGCGGTCTTGCGTCGTCGCTCCGGGGTCGTTCGCGATCATGATGGCGTATCCCGTGGAGGGGGTGTTGTTGCTCTGGTCCACCAGGCCAAAGCTCGTGCCGTCTCCAGGGTCGCTGTCTAACCTCAACCGGAACGCAACGGCCCCGCCGCCATCCCAGATGTCGTCGATGGATGCTCCAGAGCCACAATCCAGATAGTCGCTCACCCCGTCGAAGTCAACGGCCATCATGCACCTGTGTAGCGCAGGACGACCATCGGGACCTCGAGGTCGCCTGCGACGCCGTCGACGCTCACGTCGCGGAAGACGGCAAGGACAACGAGGTCGTTGGCCGCCACCGAGTCGGCATTGGTCAGCGGGATGGAGATCTTGCTGAGGAAGCCGGCCGTCCCTGGGACGGTCTCCGACCCGGCCGTCTGCTCGGCGGCGAACTCGTCGGCGTCTACATCGGCGGCATCGCCCGGCGTGACGGCCATCAGCTTGGCGTTGAAAGCCGCCGTACCCGCGACGGCCGACGTCGCCTTGTAGTACACGTCCACAATGGGAGCGCTGCCATAGTTCGACGGCATCGCAAAGGACCAGTACCAGTGCTCCTCGGTGGTGGCGTCGAACAGCAGCTCCGGCCAGCGGACCTGCGGATCGGTGGCGTCAGTGGTGAGCTTCATCTGGATCTGTGCCGCGGCACTACCAGAGGAGTCATCAGGCGGGAAACCGGCCGACGGAGGAAGCGAAAGCCGGGTCTTGCCCCCCTGGGCAAGCGGCGTGCTGGCGAAGGACCGTTCGTCCGTGACGGTGATGATGCCGCCCGTCGTGATCGAAGCCTGCGCCAAGGGAATATCCCACGTCGTGCCGTCGGTCTGGGTGATGGCTGGCGCTCCGGCCCCCTCTGTGCCGGCGATGCGAGTGATCCGCACGGTCTGGCCGGCGAAGTCCTTCCGCAGGACGATCCGATCGATGCGCGTAGCTCCAGCCGGCGTCGGAATGGCCACGTTCACCGAGGCCGTGTTCTCGTAGAACTTCCCGTCGACCAGGGCCGCACCAGTATTTACTGCGACCGGCGAAGTAGCCCCGGTCACGGCGAGAGTGTTGCCGTAACCCAGCAGCACGCCCTGTGTCGTGCGGTCGAGGAGGAACAGCTTGCGCCAGGTGTCGGACCACTGATCGTCGGAGTACGGACCGCAATCTCCGGTCGCAGCGCCTGCCCAGGGAAGTGAACTCTCAGCCATGTGTCTCTCCTAGACCCCAACGTAGCGGTCGAACCAGCGGAACTGGACAGCCGTCGTCCCGGGCGTTCCGCCCCCGAGCGTCGCCTTGATCGTGTTCTCTCCATCCGCCACTTCGGGATCCGGGGCCAGGTGAAACGTAGCCAGATCCGAGTCGCCCGTTAGCGCGCCAATCAGGTTGACGCCGGCATTGTCCGTGATCGACTTCTGCCCGACGGCCAGGGAGATCGTCACGATCTGGCCGGCAGCGACGTTGTACAGGAGCTCGAGCTTCTCGCTCGTGGTCAGGTTCTCGATCTTCGGGTTCTGGCACGGTCCGGTGATGACGATCGTCGGGTAGGAGAGCCATGAGCCCGGATAGGTGACGAGCTGGCCGCTAGAGATGACCGAGGCGATGAACTGAATAGGGAAGGTGATCGGGAAGACGAGCTGGTTGTCGCCAGTGATCGTCCAGGTGAGCGTCTGCTCCACCGGGTCGTACCAGACCGGATCCGGCGCGTAGAGCGAGATGACGGCGCGGTGCGCCAGGCCCTCTCGCTCCGAGGTGCCGAACATCATCCCCCCCTCGAAGAAGGTCTCCAGCTGGCGGACACGGCCCGTCGGGTAGCTGTACTTCAGCGTGATGGCGTCATCGCCCGGCTTGAAGATCTCCAGCAGCCGCTCCCTGGCATCGTAGTAGGCCGCTTCGGTCGTCGCCCAGGGCACGATAACCAGGTTGACCTTACGCGCCTCGAGGTGGAAGCCCACGTCGCTGGAGCCATGCTGCATCGGCGAACGCTGTTGAAGCCGGGATACGGGAGGCATGCCGAAGCCGTCCTGCTCGAGCCGCAGGATGCTCTGGCCGATATCGTTCAGCGAGTAAGTGTCGCCCGCCCGGATCGCCTCCAGTAGGGTCGTCATCCGCGCAGCAGCTCCAGGACCCGGATATCATCCCGCAGGCTGCGCTCGGACTGGTGGGCGTAATTGGCCGCCAGGAAGTAATTCACTTCGCTCTTCGGCGTCACCGTTATCACCTCACCGGGCTGGCCGGAAACCAGGTAGGGCCTCTCGGCATTCCCCGTGCCCGGCAGCACGCCTTGGCCGCCGGCTTGGTTCTTCGAGATCCCGCCGGGCCTTGTCTTCGTAGTCCCGTCCCCCGTTAGAACGCCACTCGCGGCGATATCCCGGATGACCTTGGCCTGCGTCAGCATGACAAAGGCGGCGGCTGGCTTGATGTGCAGCTGCGTGGCGAGTTCGGTCACCTCCGAGCTCCAAGGGGTGTGCATCCGGAAGGTCCAATCCGAGTGCGTCGGGATCGTCAGAATTTGGTTCGTCAGGCCTTCGATGCGGCCACCAGAGTCGGTGGCTGTTTCACCGGTCTTGGCGAGCGAGCGCTCTGCAAGGTCAGCCTCTTCCCTCAGCCGCATCATCGCGACAGGAAACGCGAGCCATCGGGGCACACCGCTGTCCAACGTTTCATTGATCGTCATCAATGCCGTGAGCATCCGATTGAAGGACTCCAGGACTCCCGTCAGCACGGGCATCAGAGCGGAGCCATAGGTGATGGTCGTCGCCTTGGCCGAGTCCTGCAGGTCATCCCAGGCCGCGTAAAGATCCTTGGAGGCCTTCACTTGGGCCTCCGTGAAAACGAGGCCCTTGCCGATGGCCGCCGCATGCTCTAGCAGCGCCTCTTTCCCCGGCTCCAAGAGGCGCGCCATCTCCGCTCCACCGCGTGCGCCGAAGTTCTTCATGAGGAACTGGGCGCGCTCGACAGGATCCTCCATCGCCCGATACTCGTCCGCCAGGTCTCCCAGGTTGGCGAGGGTCGGTTGGATCCCCTTCGACTGCAGGAAGCGGAAGGAGACAAGCAGCTGCTCGTTGGAGATCCGGAAGTCGTCGGCGACCTGGAGGATCCGCGAGGCCTCCTCGGCCGGGATCCCCATCTTGCCGGCAAAGTCCCCCACCATCAGGCCATAGTTCATGGCCTCGTCGGTGAGATTCTTGATCCCGGAGGCGACGACGGCCACCGCACCAGCGGCCATCGTGAAGCCGGCCAGGACGGCCCCAGATGCCGCGGCGAGGTTCCTACCGAAGGTCTTGAACTTGGAGTCGGCCTGCTTCAGGCCGCGGTCTAACCCGGCGTCCTTCGAACGCAGGTACAGAACCGCATCGCCCAGGGTGATGGTCATCTAGAGCTTGACTCCCATCTCGGCCAGGAGAGCATGCGGGGCTACCCACCGAGGCCCGCTGCGCCGTTCTGGCCGGGGGCCCTCCACCGCGCCAGGCAACGTCAGGAAGCCGGCAAGAGCGGCGGCCAGTGTCCCGTTCTCCCAGGCTTTCCGGCGGGCATAGGCCATCATGAGGCCCGCCTTCTCGTTTTCGTCGAGTTCGTCTTCCCAGACGCCCCACTGGGACCGGGCGAGCTCGGCGAAGTCATAGCCCCCACCTGGCCAAGGTTCTCCACCAGTCCCATCAACTGACCAAAAGGGTAGGCCAGCTGCACCACCTTCAGGAAGGCGGCAATCATCTCGTCGTCGAACGCCTCCTCTTCAAGGCGTTCCCGGTCCGCCGCGATCTCGGGCGCGTACGCGAAGACCGCTTCCTCCACCAACTCGAAGGAGCCGAGCAGGATCTGGGTCACGTCCTCGATGTGGGTTGCGAGGAAACCCCCGACGCCCAGCAGGAGGCCTTTCCCATCGGGGAACTCCTGGGAGGTCAGATGCAGAGCATCCCGGAAGCTGCCGACGAGCCTCTGGATGGGATCCTCGAACTTCTCGCGCCAGGCCCGGTTGGCCTTGATCGGAAGCTGCCGGATGGAATACTCGCGGCCCGCGAGGCTGACGGTAATCGTCCGCACGTGACCTCCCTGGAGGATAGAAGGGTGTGGCCGCCCCCCTGGCGGCCACCTCGGCCTACGGCAGCTCAGGCGCGGTCACGCGCTGGAAGGCGAACAGCCGGCCGCTGTTGTCCGCGTCCGCCAGTGCCAGGATCTGGACCGGGATCCCGGTGTACTTGTCCTCGTGCTTCGAGAACTGCAGCTCGGCGTTGAGGTGGAGCGTCGCCCGGTAGATGAAGAAGCGGAGCGGCAGCGTGTCGCCGGAGGCATTGACGTACTGCCCCTCGATCCCGAACGCTCTCACTGTTCGGTGCGCGGCGTTTCCGACGACCAGGTCCTCAACCCCGGCCACGCCGGATGCGGCGGCCGTTGGGACGACAGTCCCCTCCAGACCCAGCTGGAGATAGGTCGCCGTGAGCTCGGCGAGAACGGTCTCGACTTTCAGGCCCTCGCTGGTCGTCATCCGCGCAACCGAGGCCAGGAATTCCTCGACCTTGAACTCGGACTCGCTGTGATCGTAGGCCACGGTCACCGGTTCGGCGGTGAAGCCGACCCGGTCCCAGCTGGCACCCCAGTCGACGCCGGCCGCAATGTCATCCGGATCCGGGAACGCCGTCCCCACAGGGGCCACCCAGATCACGGCATTCGACTTGAAAATGTTGCTTACCACAGGATCGCCCATGAGAACCTCCTCAGTTCTGGATCATGACTCTGTAGGCGGTCAGCACGTAGAACCAGCCGGTCTCGGGCTCTTGGAGGAGCTGCCCGATCATCTCCCGGCGGGCCCACTTGATGAGGGCCGCCTGCTTGTTTTGCAGTGCCGCGTGCAGTGCCCGATAACACCCTTTCGCCAGGAGCGGCGTGAGGCCGTAGCACTTGAACAGAAACGAGTCGTGCTGCAGCCCGTCCGTGTAGTCGTCCAGGCCGCCCCGCAGCTTGAAGCAGATCGCCGCTCCATCCGCTGGCACGTAGCCCGAGGCTGGGACGTCCGTCTCGGCCCACAGGCGCGTCTCGATGAGATCGGCCAGGACCTCATCCGCCTCGAGCTCCGATCGGAGGACGGCCGCCTCGTCAGTCATGGACCTCTCGCGCGAAGACCTTCTCGCAGGTTCCTCCCGCCTCCCGAGCTGCCTCCTCGGCGCCGGCGTAGAGGAAGGACCTCTTGATCTCCTGGAAGATGGCGTAGTTAGCGCCCACCGCCACAGCGGCCGCCACGCCATGCGGCAGTCGCTGCGCCGGGGCCATGTCCCCAGAGTGTTCGGTCTCCCGCCCAGTTCGTCCGCTCTTCGTCTTCGCTTCAGCTGCGCCCTTGGCTCCCGTGTAACCACTGGAGGTGGGCGTCACGGTGTAGATCGAGTTCAGCATGAAGCCGGTGTCGATCTGATCGTTGTCCCGCACCTTCACCTTGGCTCGCCCTTCGGTCTGAAAGGCGACGGCCTCCAGGGCCTTTTGCGTTGCGCCCCGGATGGTGGTCAGGACGTGATCGAGACGAAGGCGAACCTCGGCGTCGGGCATTCAGATCCTCTACCCGGCCCGGAAGGCGCAGTAGGTGACCGCGGTCGCGAGGTCCAGGTCGATGTAGACCATGTTGTCCGCCTGGCCGTACTGGCTCGGCGGCAAGGGCGGGACCAGAATGTCGCCTGTAGTCGCCGGGATCGTGATGGTCCGTTCGGCGACCGCCAGGCCATCGACCGTACCCGGCGTCGAGATGGTCAGGATCTTCTGCGTGCCGGTGTTCTTGACGTGCAGCCAGGTCTTGCCGTCGGCGGGAAACTTGTTCCCGGTGGCGGCCGCCGCCGCGGCGACGAACGATTCGGCCGCGCCGCCGTGCGGGATCTCCTGAACGGTGAGAGCTACTTGAGCCATGTGCTACGCTCCTTCTGCGGCATCGCTGCCGTCTGTGACCAGTCGAAGATCGATGAGCAGTCCGCTAGGTCCCTGGCGCGGCTCGCCCAGGATCTCGTAGGTGGGCGGGTCGTCCAGGATCTCTCCGAAACGCTTGGTGACCTTGAAGCGGTCCCGGTTGTCGAGCGTCGTTCCGTTCGGCAGCCGGAGCCGGGCATCGGTCAGGATGACTTGGGCACCGTCCATGACCTGCTTGATCGCCGTGGCGTCGTACCCACAGGCGAGCTCCTCATCCTCGGACCAGACCTTGATGGCCATGCCGTATTCGTTTGCCGCGATCTCGCGGTAGACCAGGCGGACGGCGGTATCCATCATCGCCGCCTCCTGGGCCGACCGGAATCGGGTGAGCTCGCCTGTCTGGAAGACGCGCAAGGCTCAGGCCTCGGGCGTCGCCGGCGCTTCAGGGGCCGTCTTGCCCTTGCCGCCCTTGCCCTTCTTGGGCTCGGCCGGGGCCGAGGCCTCGGGCGTCGCCGGCGCTTCAGGGGCCTCCACTGTTTCCGGGGAAACGGCGTCGTCGATGGTTTCGACGATGCGCCAGCCGCCGCCCTCGAGGATCTGGCGGGCCTTGGTGTCGTCCTCATCGATCGGCCGGCTATGGACGCGCGGCCGGCGGGGATCCTGATAGATGAACTTCTTCATCCTGAGTACTCCTCATCCTGGCTCGGCTGCCTGCGCGGCACGGCCAGCATCTCGATGGTTCCGGGCGCCCGTCGAGCCCGGTAGTAACGGGCCTGCTTCATCGCCTGCTCGTAGGCCTGGCTGCGGGTGTAACTCCCGCCGTCGGCCTGGAAGTCGAAGTCCTGCGAGAAGACGCCGGCCTTCTCTTCCCAGATGGCGGCCGCGGCGGCGTTGAGATCGTAGGTCGGGATCCACCCCACCTGCTCGATCTGAGTCGGCGGGGTGGTGGTGTAGTCGATCTGGAACGGTTCCGTTCCCAGGACGTCCAGAAGCGGATACGTCTCGATGAAGCCCTGAACGAGCTCATCGGTGTAGGGATCCGCTGTCGGCTCCACCACCATCCGCCGGACCTGAGCGATCTGCGCCGCCGTGGCCGCCACTTGTCATTCCCTCCACCGTCGGCTTACGCCGGCAGGCGGAAGTACTCGACGAACAGGTAGCCCTCGAACCCGACCATGCTGGCCGAGCCGGTGATGCACAGGAAGCCGGTCGTGGTCCAGGGGATCGGGCCGGTGATCTCCGTCTTGGCGGTGACCTGGGGGGCATGGCCGTTGTAGACCTTGCCCGTGATCGCCCCGTTCACCGCCAGGGCGTTGATGATGTCGGTCGCGTCGGTCGCGGCCGCAGCTCCGATGCCGACGTCGATGTTGGCGGCGCCGGTCGAGGGCGTCTTGACGTGCAGCGTCGTCTTCGTCACCATCAGGATCTTGCCCTCGGGGTTGGCCAGGGCACCCTGCCCGCCGGCCGCCGCCGAGGCCGCGCCGACGATCTTGACGACGAGCGCGCCGCGTCCTTCCGTTTCGACTGAGATGGTCATGGTTTCACTGACTCCTTCAGGCGCGAGCTCGTGCGCCTAGACCAGATAGTAGATTTTGACGGCCGTGCCGCCCAGAGCTGAGTTGAGGTTGACGGTGTTCTTGGCCAGGGTCGTCGCGTGCACGACCACAGCCGGAGCCGTGGCTTCCTTGACCGCGGCCAGCGAAGCGCACAGCACCTGCGCCGTGTCGCTGAGCTTGTCCGGCAGGCCCAGACTCTCGCTCGTGCCGATCTTGATCGCGTCCTCGGTTCCGGCGCCGCCCCCGATGATCCAGCCCACGCCCGTGATCGAGACCAGCGTCTTGAAGGCGTTGAGCGTCTCGACGGAGCTGGCGGATACCGGGGCAATCGTCTCGCTGATGGCATTGCCGGCGATATCGGTGCCCACGATGGCCAGCGTGCCCATCGTGTCAGCGCCCGTGTCGGTGGTCACCGTGATCAGCAGCTTGCGGGCGATCGCCGCCTCGGGCATCGTGGTCTGCGCCAGCGTGTAGGCGCCGACCTTCATGTCCACGCTGACGACGAACCGGTCGTCGTCCGAGACGGCCGGGCTCCCCGGCGAGAAGCACACCGGGCTCAGCAGGTCGCTCTTGATCGCCGGCCCGACGTCGGTCTGCGCCTTGCGCAGCCAGTTGGTGTTGAAGGGAAAGAGACTACCCATGTGTCACCTCATCCCTTTCCGGCTAGGCCTGCAAGATGCTGAAGGGGTAGCGGGTGCCGGCCACCGCGTTCATGCGGTTGATCGGGTTCGGCAGCTGCCAGCCGAGGCGCAGGACGGCCCGCAGGGCGACCATGTCTTGCTGCGCCAGGTTGTAGACGATGGCGCCGGTGTTGTCCTGGATCACGGCCTGGTCCAGCACCTTGTAGGTGATGTCCTGGCGGATCGAGTACACCAGCTGCGTCCAGTCGCCCGAGATCAGCAGGCTGGAGGCCGCCACGACTGAGCCGTTGCGCGGGAACAGGATCGGCGCGCCGTCGA